ATGACGGTGAAAAATTAAAGCTTTTAGTACACGATGAAAGTGGTAAGTGGGAAAGACCCGATAATATATTAAATAACTGGCGAGTTACAAAAACATGTTTACGATTAGGTAGTAGAATTATAGGTAAATGTATGATGGGCTCAACATCAAATTCACTAGACAAAGGTGGGGAAAACTTTAAAAAATTATATGGAGCATCAGACGTTACTAAAAGAAACAGAAATGGACAGACAGCGTCTGGCTTATATTCTCTTTTTATCCCAATGGAGTGGAACTACGAAGGATTTATTGATGAGCACGGAAGCCCAGTCTTCAATACTCCGGATCATGAAGTCTTCGATCCACATGGGGAATTAATAGATATAGGTGTTATAGACAGTTGGCAAAACGAAGCTGACGGTTTAAAAGGTGATCAAGACGCGCTAAACGAATTTTACAGACAGTTTCCAAGAACTACTGAGCATGCGTTTAGAGATGAGACTAAGAACAGTATATTTAACTTAGTTAAACTATACGAACAAATAGATTACAATGAGGAAATGTCTAGAACATTAGGTATTACTAGGGGTAATTTTCAATGGGTTAATGGAGTTAAAGATTCAACAGTAATATTTTACCCAGATCCTAAAGGTAGGTTTAAAGTAAGCTGGGTACCACCAACAAATATACAAAACAAAGTTGTAATTAAAAATGGTGTTAAATGGCCTGGTAATGAGCACATGGGTGCTTTTGGTTGTGACAGCTACGATATATCAGGAACTGTAGATGGTGTAGGTTCTAAAGGTGCTTTGCATGGGCTGACTAAGTTTAGCATGGAGGACGCACCGGCTAATACGTTTTTTTTAGAGTATTTAGCAAGACCACAAACCGCAGAGATGTTCTTTGAGGACGTTCTAATGGCATTAGTGTTTTATGGGATGCCTTTACTCGCAGAGAACAATAAACCTCGTCTATTGTATTATTTACGAAGACGTGGTTACAGGGGTTTTAGTATGAACAGGCCAGATAAAATATGGAATAAATTATCTGTAGCAGAAAAAGAAGTAGGTGGTATACCCAACTCAAGTGAAGATATAAAACAAGCTCACGCGGCCGCTATTGAAATGTATATACAAAGCCATGTAGGCATGGCACAAGATGGTACTTTTGGTAATTGTTATTTCAATGAATTATTAAATGACTGGGCGAAATTTGACATTAACAAAAGAACAAAGCATGATGCGTCTATAAGTTCTGGTTTAGCAATAATGGCTAATAACAGGCATTTATATAGGCCAAACGCACCGGTACAAAAACCAAAACTAAATATAAACATTGCTAAGTATACAAATAAAGGCAATACGTCTAAATTAATTAAAAAATAAATATGGTTGTAAAAAGTTATTTTCCTTCTCAAGTCGTAAGCGATGTGGAAAAAATGAGCTATGATTATGGTTTAAAAGTAGCTAAGGCTATTGAGGCTGAGTGGTTTCACAATGATAGGGGCTCTAATAGATATAAAACTAATCATAATAATTTTCATAATTTAAGATTATATGCTAGAGGTGAGCAATCAATACAAAAGTACAAAGATGAATTATCTATAAACGGTGATTTATCTTACCTTAATTTAGATTGGAAGCCAGTACCTATTATACCTAAGTTTGTAGATATAGTTGTAAACGGTATTGCAGAAAGAACTTATGATATAAAAGCTTATTCACAAGATCCTTACGGTGTAGAAAAACGCACAGAATATATGGATTCTATACTTGCTGATATGAGGTCAAAAGAATTAAACGACTATGCAGCCGAAGCTTTTGGTATTGACATGTATGAAAATGATCCTGAAACTTTACCTGGATCTGAAGAAGAGTTAGCGTTGCATATGCAGCTGACATACAAACAGGCTGTTGAAATAGCCGAAGAACAAGCTATTAACGTTTTATTTGAAGGTAGTAAATATGAGTTAATTAAAAAACAGTTTTATTATGATTTAACAGTTTTAGGTATTGGCGCTGTGAAAACTAGTTTTAATACATCTGAGGGTGTTGTAGTTAATTATGTTGATCCAGCTGATTTAGTTTACTCTTACACTGAATCACCATATTTTGACGATATATATTATGTTGGTGAAGTTAAGAGTATACCTATTAATGAGCTTCTTAAACAATTTCCACACTTAACGCAAGAAGATTTAGAAGATATAGTTAAAAACAAAAGTTATAACCAAGCTAATTACAATAATAATTCTTATAACTCTAAAGAAGAAGACAAAAACAAAGTTCAAGTTTTATACTTTAATTACAAAACTTACATGAACGAGGTTTACAAAGTAAAAGAAACTGGTACTGGTGCTGATAAGATATTACCAAAAGACGACACTTTTAATCCACCTGAAGATGTAGATAACTTTGGAAAATTACATAGATCTATAGAGTGCTTGTATGATGGTGCTATTATTTTAGGAACAGACAAGTTGTTGAAGTGGGAAATGGCTAGAAACATGGTAAGACCTAAAAGTGATTTTACTAAAGTTAAAATGAATTATGCTATTGTGGCTCCGCGTATGTACAAAGGCCGTATAGAGTCTTTAGTACAACGTATAACTGGTTTTGCTGATATGATACAGCTTACACATTTAAAGTTACAACAAGTGTTATCACGCATGGTACCAGACGGTGTTTATTTAGATGCTGATGGTCTAGCTGAAATAGATTTAGGTAACGGTACAAACTACAACCCACAAGAAGCTTTAAATATGTTCTTTCAAACGGGTTCTGTTATTGGTAGATCATTTACTTCGGAAGGTGATATGAACCCGGGTAAAGTACCTATACAAGAAATACAATCTGGAAATGGTGGTGCTAAAATGCAAAGTTTAATTGGGACATATAACTATTACTTACAAATGATTAGAGATACTACCGGGCTTAACGAAGCAAGAGATGGTAGTATGCCAGATAAAAATGCTTTAGTAGGAGTACAAAAATTAGCCGCGGCAAATAGTAATACTGCAACAAGACATATATTGCAAGCTGGTTTATTTTTAACAGCTGAAACCGCAGAGTGTTTATCACTTAGAATATCTGATATTATAGAATACTCACCTACTAAAGATGCTTTTATACAAGCTATAGGTGCTCACAATGTTGCGACTCTTGAAGAAATGCAAAGTTTACACTTATATGACTTTGGTATATTTATAGAGCTAATGCCTGATGAAGAAGAGAAAGCAATGCTTGAGAATAATATTCAAATGGCATTACAACAACAATTAATAGAGCTTACAGATGCTATTGATCTTAGAGAAATTAAAAATGTTAAACTAGCTAATCAACTGCTTAAAATACGTAGAAAACAAAAGCTAGAGAAAGATCAAGCTATGGCACAACAAAATATTCAAGCACAAGCAGAAGCTAACATGCAAACACAACAAGCGTCTGCACAGCTTGAAGTTCAAAAAGAACAAGCTAAAGCGCAAGCAGAAGCACAGCTTGAACAAATTAAAGCTCAAATGGAGGCTCAAAAAATGCAAATGGAAATTCAAGCTAAAAAAGAACTAATGGAATTAGAGTTTCAAATGAATATACGTTTAAAGCAAATGGAAACTCAAAACACTCAAGCAAAAGAAAAAGAAAAAGAAGATCGTAAAGACGAAAGAACTAGAATACAAGCGTCACAACAAAGTGAGCTTATAGATCAAAGAAATAATGCAAAAGCACCTAAAAACTTTGAGTCCGCAGGTAATGATATATTAGGAGGCGGATTTGATTTAGGTTCATTTGATCCTAGATAACAATTATTAATTATTATTATATTATATTATGGCAAAAAAGAAAACAAAAAAAGTAGTAGAAAAGGCTGCTGAAGACAACGTTGTAAAAGTTGATCTTAAAAAAACAAATCAAGATGACAATGTCATCAAAGTAAACTTAGATAAACCACCAACACCAAAAGAAGATGAAGTTACAGAAGAAGTTACAAAAGATAACGCTGACGACAGCGGAGTGGTTGAGCTCGTTGAAGATGCCGACACCGCAGAAAAACAAGAAGAAGTACAACCGGAAGCTGAAACACAAGAAACCCCAGTACTAGAAGAAATTACTGAAGAAGAAGTTAAAGAGCAAGTAGAAGATTTAGCTGAACAAGCTCAAGAAGCTATGTTAGAATCTGCAGAAACTGGTAAAGCTTTACCTGAGAATTTACAAAAAGTTGTGGATTTTATGGAAGACACTGGTGGTACTTTAGAAGATTATGTAAGACTTAATCAAGATTACTCTAGCTACGATGATATGACAGTACTTAGAGAGTACTATAAACAAACAAAATCTCACTTAACAGATGATGAAATTAGTTTTTTAATGGAAGACTCATTTTCATATGATGAAGAAGTTGATGAAGAAAGAGAGATTAAAAAGAAAAAGATAGCGTTAAAAGAGCAAGTTGCCAACGCTAAAAGCCACTTAGACGGGCAAAAGTCTAAATACTATGAAGAGATTAAAGCTGGAAGCAGACTCACTAGTGAGCAGCAAAAGGCAGTTAACTTTTTTAATAGATACAACAAAGAGTCGGAAGAGACTAATAAAATAGCGGAAAAACAAACTAACACTTTTAAATTAAAAACTAAAGAAGTTTTTAACGATAAATTCAAAGGTTTTGAATACAACGTCGGAGATAAGAGGTATAGGTTTAATGTGAAAAATGCTAATGAAGTGAAAGAAACCCAAGGTGATATTAATAATTTTGTCAAGAAGTTCTTGAATAAAAATAATGAAATGTCAGATGCTAAAGGTTATCATAAATCTTTATTTACAGCAATGAATCCCGACGCTATTGCTAACCACTTTTATGAACAAGGAAAAGCTGATGCTATGAAAGATAGTGTTGCTAAGGCTAAAAACGTAAGTATGGACCCTAGGCAATCATTTTCTAACGATAACACAAGCGGTCCTAAAGTAAGAGTGCTTAACGATGACACTTCTCCAACTTTTAAATTTAAAATCAAAAATAAATAACTAATTTAAAATTACAAAATTATGGCAATTACAGGTGGACCTAATTTGAATAGTGTACCTGCTTCACAAAAGCAAACATTATCTACAAATTACTTAGACTTATCATCAGCTGACAACGCTGGATGGGGTCAACAATACGTGCCAGACCTAATGGAAAAAGAAGCTGAAGTTTTCGGACCGAGAACTATTGCAGGTTTCTTATCACAAGTTGGGGCTGAAGAGGCTATGACCGCTGATCAAGTGGTATGGTCTGAACAATCAAGATTACACATCTCAGTAAAAGGTACAGTTATTGTAGCTGGTTCTACAAACGGTACATTTACTGTTACAAGTGATATTGATGGAAATGAAGCGGCTGATGGATTTACTCTTGCTAATCACGGTGTTAGAACAAATGATATTGTACTTATTGCAAGTGCTGGTATCGTTACACAATGTTTAGTTGTAGATGCTGACACAGCTGTTATACAAGTTGAACCTTATGACAAAGCTGATTTAACTGGTCACGCTACAGGAGCCGGAGCTTCAACTTTATTAGTTGTAGGTTCTGAATATCAAAAAGGAACATCTTACCTTGATGGTAATGGTGCTGCTGCTGATTCTCGTACTCCAGCTAACGAAGCTTCATTTAAAACTTTTACTAACAAACCTATCATTATGAAGGACTACTACGAAGTTTCAGGATCTGATGCTTCTAGAATTGGTTGGGTTGAAATTTCTGCTGAAAACGGACAATCAGGTTACTTATGGTACTTGAAAGCTGAAGCTGATACAAGAGCTAGATTTAACGATTACGTTGAAATGGCAATGCTTGAAAGCGTTAGAGGTTCGAACTCAACAGTTGTTGACACTACTTTAGGTGCTTCTTCTGACGCAGGTGTAGGTACTCAAGGTTTATTTGACGCAATTACTGACAGAGGTAATGTTACTTCTGGTGTAACTGGTGTTAACGCTGCTACTGATTTAGCTGAATTTGATGCTATCTTAGCTGAGTTTGACAAGCAAGGTGCTATTGAAGAATACATGATGTTTGTTAACAGATCAACTAGCTTAGCTATTGATGATATGTTAGCTTCAATGAATTCTTACGGTGCTGGTGGTACATCTTACGGTGTATTCAACAACTCTGAAGATATGGCATTAAACTTAGGTTTCACTGGTTTCAGAAGAGGTTCTTATGACTTCTACAAATCTGACTTCAGATACTTAAATGATTTAGCTACAAGAGGTGGTATTAACTCTGCTGCTACTAGTGCTGCTATTAGAGGAGTTATGATTCCTGCTGGTACTTCTTCAGTTTATGACCAACAAGTTGGACAAAGCATGAAGAGACCTTTCTTACATGTAAGATATAGAGCTTCACAAACTGATGACCGAAGAATGAAGTCTTGGGTTACTGGTTCTGTTGGCGCTGCTACATCTGCTTTAGATGCGATGCAAATGCATTTCTTAACTGAAAGATGTTTAATTACTCAAGGTGCTAACAATTTCATGTTAATGAAATAAGCACTGTTTATACTAAAGAACCGGGGCTTCGGCCTCGGTCCTTTTATTTATTAATTTTATTATATATTATATTATGGCAAAAAAACAAAAAA